CTTGGACTGGCTTTACTTTTTATCAGGATTATTTGGATATGAAGGAGAAGATAACTTTGTATACCGAGCCGGACCTCTCTCAATATGATGAAGGCATGGCTGTATTAAAGTCAGAGATAGATATGATACTTCAAGAAATAACCATAATTAGTGACGTAGCTCGTGATATGCGCTCAGATATGAAGGCCGATTTACGTCAAATGAATGGTGATATTAGACATATAACAGAGATTGTAAATGATGTTGAAGATAGACAAAAAGAAGATGCAAGAGAGCTTCTAGATGAGATGAAATTATTAGAAGAAAGCCTTGACTTAAAGATTAATAAGGCTTTAAATAATCCCTTGAACAGTATGTCAGCTAAATCAAAATAGGAGGTTATAATGTGCGATTGTAAAACAGACGAGGATTGCGTATGTCGATTAAGATAGAGATGAAGACAGTTTTGCCTTATGTTGTGCTGATTGCAACAGTCGGCATGACATGGGGTATGTGGTCTGAACGCCTTAATGCAGTAGAAAAAAAGGCTGACAGTGTTGCACAAATGCAACAAGATATTGCTGTGATAAAATCCAAGATTATACAAATGGATGATAAGATAGCTTGGATAGAAGAGTTTCTTATTAAAACCACAGACTTTTAATGGCGATATCTAGAGCACAAATGAGACAACAGGTATCTAAGCCTGGTATGAAAAAAATAAAAAAGGTAGCTTCTGCGCTACGTAAAGCATCAAAGAAACACGCTAATCAAGCAAAAAAATTAACAGGAATAATTAATGGCAGATCCAAAAAAAGGAACAGGAAAAAAGCCTAAGGGCTCTGGCAGAAGATTATACACAGACGAAAACCCTAAAGATACAGTAAGTATTAAGTTTGCTACACCTACGGATGCTAGAAAAACTGTAGCAAAAGTCAAAAAAATTAAAAAGCCATACGCTAGAAAGATACAGATATTAACTGTTGGTGAACAAAGAGCTAAAGTTATGGGTAAGAGAGAAGTTGCTAATATATTTAAAAAAGGTAAAATAAGTTTAAGGAGAAACAGAAAATGACTAAATTATGTCCAAGAGGTAAGGCTGCAGCTAAACGCAAATTTAAGGTATATCCGAGCGCATATGCTAATGCTTATGCTTCAAAAATCTGTGCAGGTAAAATAAAAGACCCAAGCGGCGTAAAACGTAAAGATTTTAAAGGACCTAAAAGAGCTATGGGAGGCATGTCTGTTTCACAACAAAGAAAAGCTGTTTCAGCTGACCGTATGGTAAAGGGTGGAACAAAAGGCAAAGCTACAATCGTAGCTGCAGGATGTGGTATGGTTGATAAGAAAAGAAGAAAAAAAACCAAACTGTACACAAAAGCTGCTTAGGAGGTAATCATGCTCGATTCAATCAAAAGTAAATGGAACAACCTAAATAAGAAAGGCAAGATGATTGTCGTTGTTGTTGGAGTTGTTGCAATATACGCAATATCACAGATAGTCTAAATGTCTGGCCACAAAGGATTAGCGAAGTGGTTCAAACAGGATTGGAGAGATATAGGTTCTCGAAAAAAAGATGGCAGCTTCGCTAAATGTGGTAGATCAAAACAAAAAAAAGACGCTAAACGAAAATATCCTAAGTGTGTCCCCGCTGCTAAAGCTGCAGCTATGTCAAAAGCACAAATAAAATCAGCAGTATCTAGAAAAAGGGCGGCAGGTAATGTTGGCCCTAAACCCACAAACGTTAAAACAATTGTCAAGAAAAAAACTCGCAGAAAAAATAAAAGATGATGTAATAAATTGGTCTAAGAATGTCTTAGAGCCAATGAATAAACATCTCGGTTTTCCTGCGTGTCCTTTTGCTGCTAAATGGCGTAGAGAAAATAAATTACGGATTGAGGTCAGACCAGATAGAAGTAAATATGAAAAACACCTTACAAATGTTCTTAAAGATTGGAACAAGAAGCAACACGATATAATTATATTTTGTGATCCTTATTGGGAGCAATATGACAACATTAGATTTCAAGATAAAATAGATTTTTATAATAAAACATATAACAAACGAGACGTATACTTTATGGGGTTTCATCCCACAAATCCTGCTACTGTTGAAGAACAAGAGTTTCTTGTTAATCCAACAGATGATTGTGATTGGGAGCCAGAGTACCAATATAGTATGATGCTTGTACAAAAGTTTAAGCAGTTATATGAAGCAAGTTGCAAACTACATAAGATAGGGTATTATAAAAATTGGCCAGCCGAGTATTACGATGATGTCGTAAAATCGAGGCAAGACGAGTACGAAAAACTTTTTAAAAAGGAGAAAAAACATGCCAGGTATGACAATGAAAAAACAAGCCATGAAACGAGGCGGTAAACCTGCTGCTATGATGAAAAGAGGCGGTAAGGCAAAAAAACAAGCGATGAAGAAAAAGAAGAAGAAGAAGTAATAAATGGCTACCTCGGGAACCACAGCTTTTGATCTCAGCATCGATAGGCTTATAGAAAGAGCTTACGCTAGATGTGGGACACAGATAAGAACAGGATATGAATTATCTGCGGCAAGAGATAATTTAAATTTATTGTTCTCTGAATGGGGTAACCGAGGTATTCATCTTTGGAAAATAAAAAATCACACACAAAATTTAACGGCAGGGCAAACAGAATACACCGCACCCTCTGATGCATCAGATATTTTAGAGGTTGTGTTTAGAAGTTCAGACGGATTGACAGATACAACCATGACAAAAATATCTAGATCTGAATATGAAAACTTACCAAACAAAACTTCACAAGGCACACCTAGTCAATATTATGTTAGAAGAGAATTATCTGCTGTTAAAATAAAATTATTTTTAACACCTGATACAACTGACACTAAAATTAACTTTTTTTATGTAGGCAGAATAGAGGATGTTGGAGCTTACACAAATACAGCTGATGCACCATTCAGATTCCTACCATGTTTAGTATCAGGTTTAGCTTATTACACTGCACAAGAAGTTGCACCTGAAAGATCACAAGAATTAGAAAGAAGATATGAGGCAGAACTACAAAGAGCCTTAACAGAAGATAGTCAATCTACATCTGTAAATATTGTGCCACAAAACTTTTATCCATCGGGGTAAGATATGGCATTTGCATCAGGTCGTTATTCAAGAGCCATATGTGATCGTTGTGGTCAAGAATATAAATATCAACAACTAAAAAAAGAGTGGAATGGCTTATTTGTTTGTCCTTCATGTTATGAACCTAAACACCCACAATTAGATCCACCTTATCATCCACCAGATCCAGAGGCTATTAAAGATCCTCGTGTGGAGTCCAATAAAATTTTGAAAGACAATAGTCCGACAGGTCCTGACGATGCTACATTTGATACATTTGCACAACCCATGCCTGTTACTGTTTTTTTAGGTGAGCCTGGTGACAGTGCATTTTTAACAACAGTCCAAAGCACATCACCAGCAGATGGAACTAATCCAACAGATTCAAATAGTATGTTGCCACAAACACCACATAAAAAACTAATTATACAATCTAAAACAGGTGTTGTTACAATATCCACGGCTAGCACAACTACATATACAGTCACAGTTGCAGCTAAAGCAGACGGAAGTGGTAATGCTTTTTATATAGATGGTGTTCAAGCACCGGCATTGACTATAAATGAAGGCAGCTCAGCAATATTCAATTTAAGTAATAGCACAGTCAACAATCATCCGTTTTACCTTAGTACGACATCTGGAGGAAGTCATTCAGGTGGGTCGGTTTATACAAGTGGTGTAACATTTAAAATCAATGGGTCTGCTGTATCACAATCAGCATATGCTAGTGGTTATTCTTCAGCTACAACAAGAGCTTTAGAGATTACAGTAGCAATTGGAGCTCCGACACTATATTATTATTGTAGTAGTCACCCAGGTATGGGTAACTCAATAAGCACACCATGAACTATAGCGAATTATTAGATAATGTTAGAAATTACACAGAGGTTGACTCTGAAGTATTATCTAACTCAGTTATCAACGTTTTTATTACTAATGCTGAAAATAAAATACAAAAACAATTAGATTTAGATGCATTTAGAAAATTTGCTACTTCATCTCTTACAATTGGCAGTCCTTTTCTAACCATGCCTGAGGATTTTGATTTTGAAAGAGGCGTACAAATTGTTGACGCAAATGCAGATAGAGCTTGGCTGGAGCAGCGAGATACTACATTTATTGATGAATACAATTTGGATAGAGCCAATAATACTGGTACTCCCAGATATTATGCGAATTGGGACGAAAATACTTTAATATTAGCTCCCACCCCAAATGCTGCCATTACAGTAGAGCTTTGGTACAACAGAACACCAGAGAGATTAGGTGATGGTACATCAGGCACTACAACTACAACATTTTTATCTAATACAGCACCAGAAGTTTTAATATACAGCACAGTAGCCGAAGCCTTTTCATACTTGAAAAATCCTACATATGTGCAATTATACGAACAAAAGTACGGTCAAGCTGTACAAGGTTTAGCTACCACACAAATGGGTAGAAAACGTAGAGACGAATACGCAGATGGAGTCCTGCCTTTCT